TACAACTGGTTTAATGTTAAAACCTGCTCGGCGTATCTCCTCAATTGATTTCGGCTCGGCTGAGTCGGCCCAAATTGGCAAGCGTTTATCTTGTTTCATTAATCGAATGATGTCCGAGTTTAAAAGTGATGTCGAATAAATCATTTCGTCGGCTATTATTTTGCCGTTGTACTCGTATACGGCTATCATAGCAGTTGGATCGTTTGAATAGCCAAAATCGAGGCCACAACCTAAGAATTTTGCCTCTTGTGGGATTGTGTCTATTTGTTCCCAATTAGGGAACACAACGCCCTCAAGTGAGCCGAGTTGACCTAAGCCGTAAACGTTATACCAGTTTGCCCAAAAAGTTGAGGTTTTGGCTTTCTCTTTTGCTTTGAGAATAAAATTTAAGGCTGATTCGGGGCAAGCTTCGTTGTCTTCGTAGTTCACAATTAAGAAATCGACGTCGTGGTCGTTCATTAAATCGGTGTGAAACCAAAACTCGTTGACAGGGTTCCAATCCAAATAAACGCCTTTTTTTGTCCGCGAGGCAAGTTCGGTGTAAGCGTGAAAGGTCATATTGTTCGCCTCGTTCATGTACAAATAATCACGACGTGCGCCTCTAAGCTTTGAGTCGTTCTCTGCGCTAAAAAATTCGATTGCTGAGTTGTTGGCAAAGGTGTATTTAAAATCGGTCGCGTTCCATCGTTGCGGATTCCATCGACCTGTTAACACCATTATTTTTTTGAAGTCTTTTATTGCCCCTCTTTTGAGGTGAGGTATCGACTCCGCTACAACCGAAATCTCAAGGAGTTCGGTCTTGCAGCATAAGTCAATAAGTATAGGAAGGATTCCGAATGTTTTTCCTACTATTTTTGTCCCCCTTTAATTTAATAAAGAGGGACTATAAAGCGGACGTGCCACCTTGCACGCCCTTTGTGAATTTTTTTAACTTAATAATTTTGTTGATGACTGTGGTCCTTTGGAACATATTTTATTTTGTTTTTTTTAACGTATCTATAAAATGTAGTTTTACCTATTCCAAGCAATTGTATGCATTCCTCAACTGAATTGTAAAGCACATCGTTGTAAATAACTTTTTTAACTGCATAGTTTTGACATCTTTTTAAACCTTTATTCCAAGGAATAAGACCTTTTTTAAACGCGGTGCTATTTCCTTGCTCTCCAACGATATTAGTTAAATTTTCTAAACCAATTTCGTTAATGTATTTCCTTTCTAAAATTAAAGCATCCTCTTTTTTTAAATTGGTGTGCAAAAACTTAAATTTAAAACCTTTGTTTTTGTACACATATTCTTTCCAAGCGATATTCCTTTTAGATCCTCCATCAATGATTCGGTCATTTTTACCAATTCCTATATAAAAAATTTCTTCAGTTATAGGATTAAGGTGAGCGTAAACGTAGTATTTATTTTCCATATGTAAATATAAAAAATTATAGGTACATATGCAACACTCCGCATAAGTTCTTTTATTCTACATCGGGGAATAGTGGTTGCTCTTGGTGCGTTGTGATGTCTTGATACACTCGGTCGGAGTACTTCTTTGGGTGCAATTTTGCAACGATCCATTTGCGAGCGTCGATTTTTAAGCGGTCTCTTTGGACAACGTTCGCTCCAGTAAAGGGTGTATGGTCTTCGTCGGAGTGATCGGCGATGTCGATGATGTCCTCAAATATCACGTCAGCTCGGATTTCGCACGCGCGCACGTATCTTTTTGCTTTGTCTTCGTCTGCTTCCAACCACTGATAAAATGTAGCAGTACTTGGGAACTCTTTACGTCTTAAAATTGATATTAAAGAGTTTCCTTGCTCGATTTCTCTTAAGATTTCGTCGAAAGTTTCGTCTATTTGTTGCTGGGAGTAAGCCATTGTCCTATAATTACTTGGTTAACTGGTATATTTTCGTCGGTTTGTATCTTAAAATCGCGGTATTCCTTAAGTTTTAAAATATCAAATAGATTTTTAGATAACCAAAGCTCGTTGTGAGTAACGTCTTCGGGTTTGTTGTCGATTAATTTATCTAAAAAATCACACAATAAATCGAACTGGTTAGACTCCATAATTCGATAGTTTGTTGAGGTCTTTTATAATTTGCTCGTGTACTTTGGAGCAGGTTGGGCAATTGCTATTGTCAAGACCGAAGTATTTGAGATATAAGGCGTTTAAATAGGTCACGTCGTCTAAGTTTAACTCAGTACGTTTTCCGTCGATTACGCGCTGCCCTTTAAGGTCGAGAAAGGTTTTAAACAATTCTTTGTCTTCTGATGACATCTCGCTTTTAACTCTTTTAAAATTAAATAAACGATTCAGTCCGAATTGACGCTCTTTGCAACCTTGACAAGGCTCAATGCCAACTGAGTTGGTAATGTTAGCGATTACATCGCCAAGACCTTGAATTTCTTTTTTAGTCCTTCTTTTTGCCATAAATTTTTGATTTTACCATCTTATTGATCCGATGGATTGTTTGTATGTGTATGCCTGTTTGTCGGCTGAGTTCACGCTGACCGACCAAAGTTGAAAGCTCAAACATTGTGCGCTCATACCAGGTTAAGCCTTTTATAAGGGCCTTGTAATCGATTGGCTCGATATAATCGCCATCGTCTAAGATTTCGATATTACTAAAATCAACTATTACATCCTTTTGCTGCTTAGTATAGTCATAGAATAAGTTCCTTAATACTGTATAAATATACCCTTCCTTTATTAGATTGGTATTATTATATAGTTTTAAGTACATTTCTTGTACTAACTCGTCAGCCAAGTCCTTGTCTTTGCATATTTGGAAAGCCATCTTGCGCCATTGGGCATCTTTTTTGGCTAACTCTGCCAGTATCATAACCGCATTGGATTAAAATACTCTGACAAAAACAAGAGCAAAGCGTCGTTGTTCTCGACATAGTAAACCGTTCCTTGAATAACTAAGCAAATTTCGCTTTCGTTCTCGATCCAGTAGCCGTTGATTGCGTCAACCATTACCCGAAATTCGACAAAGCTCCCGCCCATTCCAAGAGTGTCATCCTCTTGCTCAAGCCACATTTGTGTGCTTATTGTGTGCGGTTTTACCATATCGCTACAAACCTACTAAATATTTCGATACCAAGTTACTTTTTATCTCAATTATTTCTCCTGTATCTATATAACGGCAAAAAGCGGTATTGTAACAAAGTCCGCTTATATAAAACTCACGCCCTTGCTTATTGATGTGGATCGGTGCGTTGATTGGCACCTCAAGGCCTTTGTATATTTTCGAGCCTGCTCTCATTTTTTTTTAATTTCACTTAATAAGTGAATTATAATACCTAATTGAATTAATATAAACCATATAAATAAATGTATTATTTCCATTTTACTTAAATTTTAGTTTCGTCTCGTGGTGTATTATTTCTCGGTCAAGGTAGTGCATCGCTTTGCGTAGATCCTCCAAGTGTGCGCCTTTGCGTCTTGCCCTTACAATATACTTGACTGCATTGCCTTCGTTAAAATTTAGGTCGTAGTCCTTAATGATGTCGATGACATCGTATTGCTGCTGGTTGTCGTAGTGTTTTGGTGTCATAGTTTTTCGATTTCTTGTTGTACTTCATACCAATATGATGTGAATTTTTTTGTATCTTTTAAAGTATTAAAAAAATAATCGCAATTTATTATTTCATCAACTGCAATTAAAGTTGATTGTTTAGCTAGTTTATGAGTCAAAGTACCGTATATAATTTTCATATCAATAATATCGTCTACTATTAAAATTAGATATTTATTATATAATTCTTCTGCTTTCTCTTTTGGTGTCATAAAAAGTGTATATTAAGGCACTATTTTATAAAAATTTTAGTTTTTATACTTTAAATACTTTACAAAGTGCAATATAAGGCATTATTTAAAATCAGTTTCAAAGTCAGTCCAAATCTTTACAATCGCCCCTGCGGCTTTTAGTTCCTCAATCCGCAACTCTTGAATTGGCGATAGTTTCCCTCCTTCGCGTTTTACTTCTATAAACATCGCCTTGCCGTATTTGATTGCCAGTAGGTCGGGTATGCCGTTGGTTGATGTTTTAATCAGTTTCGTGACATACCACCCTCGCTCAATCAGTTTGCGTTTAATCTTAGTTTGAATCTGCTGCTCGGTCAAAGTCTTGATATTATGTAGTGAAACAATCGTATTATATAAGGCCTAAGCATTTCGTATATTAAAAAAATTAGTATGTATTTCATAGGTCAATAATCAAATAATAAAAACAAACACCCCTCAATTGACCGCCAAGTGCAAAAGAGAGGTGTTGTTAGTTGTGTGTTTTCTCTTGGCGGTGGTCAAATATAATTAAAGTTTTTTAAATATCGCAAGAGTGAAGTCTTTTTTTTGCTGCACGGTTTTATAAATGTCATATTCGATGCCGCCTTTTGAGAATATCCAAAAGACCTCGTTATTTAAACGCTCTTTTGTAGTTAACCTCGCACGGCTTTGCCAGTAACTCGTTGCACTAAAATCGATGTTATAGTAAACGAGATATTTCGCATTTTTTAAACTGACGCCCTCGCGGCCGCTGACTATTTGAAGCGCAATATTTTTATCGGTTGCATCAAACTCCTCGACTGAATTTGTCAAGTAATCGGCTCCAAATACTTGCAGGAGCGCGTCCCATTCGGCCTTAAATTTATAAAAGATTGCGATTTTCTCGCCTTTAAACTTCTCCTTTATAAACTTAGCCTTTGAGTCGTCAATCACTTTGCTGGTGCCGTCCTCAAACTTACACGTGCCACTTGACAGTTGGTGCATTTTTTGCATCAACTTAACGCCTGTGTCCCCTAAAATGACCTGCCCTTGTCCATTGCGTACGATTAGGTCCTTTTTAAGACGTCGAATTACCTCGTAAGTGATTGGCTGCATCTCGCACTCTAGCACCATCTCGTTAACTGACGTCGTAAAGCCTGCCTCCTTTTGTGTAAACGTTATAATGAACGGCCGTGTGGATCTTCGAATAAGATTCTCTTTTGCGTTTGAGTAATCCTTGACAACGCCATGCCCTAAGCGTTTTTCCTTGATGTCGACGTACTCAGCGGCCCACTTATAAAAATTCGCATAGTTTTTATAGGGCGAATAATCACTTACCCAAAACTGGTGATACCATTGCGAGTATGACTCGGGTGTTGGCGTTCCGCTTAGAAAAATCATAGGCAGTTTAGAAAATCGCTTTTTAAACTCTTTGGCCGTTGCGTTCGGTTTAGGGAATGCGCCAAACCTGTGATGCTCGTCATGTATAATTAAGTCGAAATTTCCCGTCACTAAGTGCATAGATTCATCGTTAATGATGGATAAATCAAACGTAAATCCAAAGTTGTCGTAGTCCCATTGGATTGACGAAATCGCTTTCTTTTTAGTCAGGAACAATACTTTTTTAGCACCATACAATTGCGCCGTATTTAAAGCAGTCAAACTCTTGCCAGTTCGCACCTCCATCGCAAGGTAAACGATGTGTTTATTTCTTAAAATTTCAACCGCCTCGGCTGATATTTTAGTTTGGTATGGTCTAAGAGCTAACATTACAAATATTTTCTTCTTGTTGTTGTTTCCATCCAATATTATACATAACGTCTCTAATATCTTTATTATCAAAAAGCCAATCATCAGCTATAGCACATTCTTTTCCTAATTCTTCATAAACTTCTTGAAAATCACTCATATAATTTTCTTTATCACTTAATGGATTAAACATTACATTTTTCATTTCAACTATATTATCTTCATAATTTGTCCAAAATAAAGCGGATACTTCTTTTATGCTTACTATTTCATTAGACATTACAATTAAATTATGTAATTTTCCAAAGTTAAAGTAAGTATTATATAAATAATCATTATTTAACCAATCTAAGTTTTTATTTATTTGAATGTATAAACCCGATTTTCTTAAATAAAAATCAGGTGTAAATCTTACTCCGTTATCAAGAAAAAAATTATTTGGTTTGTAATCAAATTTTATATTGCATTGCTTAAAAAAAATAGCCCACCACATTTGAAGTTTATTATCAAAAATTATATCATTCCATTCAATTTTATTTTCTACTCTTGAAATTTCATTATTTTTATTAAAATGTGATTGCATTTTTTTATTAATATAATATTCGTCTGATCTTAAATCAATTTTAATATCATCCTTTTGTAAAACATAATTAAAATATTCATGTTTATAATCAGATTCATAATTAACATATCCGTGTAAAAATTCAACTAAAACATCATCTATTAATTTTAATTTTGATTTATTTATTTTAAACCATTCTCCAACTGTATTAAATTCTTTTAATAATTTATGTAAAAATTGCTCGTTTTCAAGAGCAATTTTTCTATCATCAAATTCATAAGTTGATAAAATTTTATATCGTTTAACTGGGCCTGTGTCTAATTGTTTTATTCTTAATTCAACATTATTTGAAATTCCAATTTTTACAAATAAATCATATTGATTTATATCCTCACAAATCAAATAAATGCAAGTTCTTTCTTTAAATGGTGTTTTTTTAATTCTCATAATTAAAAGTATATTTCGTTATTATCTTCGACATTAGAATTTTCGTTTACAATTTCAAACCAGCGGTCGCCGTTTGATTTGCCTGTTAAGTATTTATAATCATAAAATTTGCAATAATGCTCAATCCATTGTGTAAAACGTTTTTGAGATAGCTTGTACGTTCTAAAATCGGGATATTCATTTACAAAATTTTCGTAATAATTTTGTTTAATGCAGCGAACGTTGAACTCGATATTTTCATTTTTGCCATCTTGATCGGGCCTGCTCCATTCGTAAAACTCAAAGCAAGTATTTTTGATAAACTTGCGAACTTCCAAGTTTTTAAAATCGTGCTTAGTCAATCCATTTTGCAAGTAAAATTGAACGCAAGTAATCATAAAATTGTCAAACTTCAACCACTCCTCAGCATCCCAATCGTCAAACAATAAATGTCCAAACTCATCTACTGGAGTGTGCTTGAAACTAAAGTAGTCGCTCATCTCAACCTCAAACTTTCGACGCTCAAACGATCCGCCAACACCTCCAACAGTGTAATTTGTTGTGATTAGTATTTTTGGGCTCTTTGTTACAGGTAATTTAATAGCGTCTTGACCTTTGTATTCAAGTGTGATTCCTTCAGTAATCAAAGAAAATAAGCTCTCAAAATTAAAGTTCTTTTTTACGTCATCAAATACAAGTATTTGCGTGTCGGTTGATACGGTTTGGTATGGAAATGACTTTGTAAATTCAAAAGTTTTACCATCAATGGAGCTTACTTTTTTCATTTGAGCGAGTGCGTTCCAAAATAAACCCTTTCCGCTTCCTCCATTTGGATTTTCTGAGATTGTCTCATCGTTAAAAATAATCGCTTTATTGTTCGCTGAGGTTTTAAACGAATGCAATAGGTAACCAATAACCGATTTGAATGAGTTATATTTCTCAGCATCTTGCCCAGCAATAAGCCAAAGGAATTTTCTAAACGTCGAGCTATGGTGGTCGCTTTCAATATATTCTCGGTTTATAATTTGACGCTTCCAAACAAAGCCATCTAAGTCAATATAATCGATTTTTGATATATCGGTGTCAGTCACTCGCACAACGCAGTTGTTAAAGTATAAAAAGCACTCCTCTTGCGTGTCCTCTTTTATATTTACATCCGTTGATTCCAGCAAAGCAAGGAAATCACTTTGGAAGTATTTATTTGACGATGCCATAAAGTCATAAGGAGTAAATCCAATATCCTCGCGAGATAGTAAACTATTTAAAACAAAATCTTTGATTCGTTTCTCACTTGTCTCCTCAACCAAGTTTTGCTCAATTTTTATGAATGTAAACGTACTGGTGTTAGTTGGGAAATACTTATAAAAATTGTTTTGTTGTAGCCAAAATTTAAACTTGTGTGGCTTTAATGAAATGCGCCCCTTGTCATTGTATTCCCAAAAGTCAGAGACGCTTATTTCTTCCTTTATTTCATCGATGCATTTCTCAACGTCTTTTTTATCAAATTCAGAATTGGACTCGATTACCTCTTTGCGATTTTTACCGCTTCGTATTTGCTTCTCAATTTTCTCTTTTACGGTTAAATCCTCAAAAAATTTAGTCCCAAAATTAGCCGTTTTTTTATAGGCTGAATTTAAAATAGTAGCTATCTCTTTGCGGTCAAAATCTTGGCTTTCAAATTGGAACAAGGTTTGTTCTGCAACTGACCTATTGATTCCAAAATCGTTAAAAGCTGCTGCCAATTTATAGACGTTGTTATTCCTATTCCCATTTGATAAAGGAAATTTTTTATCAAACCACTTTAACAGGTTATTTATAATGATATTGTCTGATTTAACTGCAATTGAAACCTCATAACTTCCAACATCAGCCAAATCAGGTGCCTCAATTGTATCCCAAAGTTTTGACTCTTTATTCAAATACAAATCTGGATCGTAAGACTCAAAACAAAAACGGCTCACATCACTCCCCGAGTCATCCCAATTGGAGTGATTAAAGTAATTTTTAAGAGCTTTAAAATACTCTTTGTGATTCTCAATTGATGCAGGGATTTTAACCAACGCTTTTACACCTTTACCGCTTGGCGAAATCCAAGTCGCAAAAATAAACTCATCGTCGGAAATCGAGTCTCGGAAATTGATAGCATCATGATTGGAATTAAATTTGTCAAAATCCAAAATAATCAATCCCGAATGTTCTTTGATTCCTGTCAAAGACCGATATTCAAAAACACCGTTAAAACATACTCCAGGAAGTTTGGATTTGCTTTTGTCGTATTCCTCTTTTGGCATCGAGCGAAGTTGCTCAACCATTTCTTTACTCTTGCCTTGCTTTATTCTTTCAAGGCAAAAGAAAACGTCTTTGGTAAAACCATTGGAGACGTCAGTAGCTTTTTTGTAAATAGTTACATTCATAAATTAAAAAATAAATCCCTTCGGTTTCGTTGTGGTGGCAACTACTCCCGAAAGGATTAAATAAAATGTCTTCAAATATATCGTATCCACCAATACAATACTCAGCAAATATATAATTTATTTTAATACAAAAAACAAAATAAAAAAAAATAAATGTGCCCCGTACTAAAGTATATGATTTTCAGCGTTTTAACATACTTTAGGGCGTTAGGGCACATTGAAACCCAATTTTTCAAAAAAAAAATTTATTTTAAAAAGTGATTATTTCTATATAATAAAGTAGGTCCTTTTAATGTGCCCTAAAGCACTTTCGTATAAATAAAAAAAGCGATCCGAAGACCGCTTTTCCAACTATTTAACCAAATCAAAATCAAAAATCCAAATCGTCTGCATCAACCTCAACCTCAATCTCGGCTATAACTGGCTCCGATTTCGTGAGGTAACTCTTTAAATACGCCTCCAAAATGTTAAACGCTTCGTCGGCAAGGTCGGCATCCGCCCCATCAAGTGAGCAAAGGTAACCGAATTTAGGAGTCCAGTATTTAACGCTGCCTTTTTTAGCCTCGTCAAAGCCAACAACCGACACCCACTCGTCAACCAATCGGCTTTTACTCTTTGCGGTAAAATCGCCCCACGTTTGACAGGCTGCACCTTTGAGTTGAATGTTTGCAATCTCGCCACCCTCGAGCATTATATAAATACTCTTAACGTAGTGACCGCCTGCGGCCTTCGCTTTCTCTTTGATGTCTTTATAAAGACCTCGAGCAATCTCATTTCCTTTGAACGGCTTAACGATCATTTCATCCTTTGAGATATATTTAACCTCGTTAGAATAAATCCCGCTTTCGGTTGCGTCGTTCCAACCTTTAACGGTGTGCAGTTCGTCGAGAACTAAGAATTTAAACGGAAGCTCAACGCTCACGTTTGCCTTTGTCTCTTTGTCGTAGTAAGCAAACGTTTTCTCGTTTGATTTCCACTCGAAAAACTTTGTTGCTGGGTTTGTTGTTGGCTGCGAGAATGCAGCTCTGCGGTTTGAAGTACTCATAATATTATTGTTTTTTGTGGCACGAAATGAAGCAGCTCGAGCCTTGCTGCGGTTATTATGATAAGGCTAAATTACTGATTTATATTTATCTGACAAAATTTTTTTGTATAAATCGTTAACTCGTTCCGAATTTACCCCTCGATTGTAGTAAAATCGCAT